GTGAGCCTGATTGGAGAAGAACTTTATATTGCTGCGATTTTTGTTTTGATCTTTCTTTTACTTTCTACATTTATGCGTACTAAATTTTCTATTTGGGGCGCTAGTACGATTTCTCTATTGGTTTTTGGTCTCAGCCATTATGCCGTATACGATGGGAATCTCTATCAATGTATTTTTGTTATTGGTTTGGCTCATGCCCCTTCTCTCTATGCCTGGTTAAAAACACAAAACTTATTGATCTCTATGCTTGCACATATCTTATATGATTTGATTTTACTTTTTATCATTTTACTTTTTGGAATTTGAACCATCGATTTTTTATCCGATCAAGCTAGCACCTTCAACGTTCAGCGATGAATCAATCTTATTTAGCACAAGAGACAAAAAAACCGCTAGAAACAAAAGTTTCTAACGGTTTTTTACGTCACAGGAGAACTATACAAAGCTTCTTTTAATTGCTATTAATTGACTTATAGGGATTTCCAAGCTTGCTATCTCTATGAATATCTATGATTTTAAAAAAAATTTGGCACATAATTTGGCACACGTTATATAAACAAAATTTTACTAATATCTAAATTAGCATCCGGCCGATTTAATCCCATTTTTTAACAAATCATTTATGTATAACTATAAAATAAATTTTAAGGGAGCAACACTGACCGGCTTTTTATTGTAGAAAAAAGACCCACTCCGAAGAGTGGGCTTGGAAAAATAAATCATAAGTATCTAGGACAACTTTAGACTACTATAATTCTATTCGTTCTACAAGTCATGTGCTTTATGTATTTTGCCCTACTCTCGTAGGGCTATTTTTTATCGCTTAGGAATCGTCAAAACATACTCAGGGAATCGAATGTCGACTGTTTGTCCATTGATCGTATTTCCGTTCGGATCATTTGTTCGTCGTAACATTGGAAATACTCTTTTCCCTGCAAATTTACGGATATCCATTGTGCCATCCAAACCAAATCGCAGGCCACTAGGTAATCCATAGGCTGCATTCACATCATCTCGAATAATACCGGCTGAGCGACAACGTCCAATTTCGACATTCGGATTGTCGGCATCCATCCAGAAGACATATCCTTGATTTAAATACGCTGCACCATTGATTGGCACTAACCATCCAGCAATCCGAAATGTACCTAAGACTAGCTCGTTAAACACTTCTAACTTGCCTACATAGTTCCCGCTCGTTTTTGGTGGGCTCGCTAAAATAATTTGATCATGGGTTAAGTTATTCCCCGCTCGTAATCGTTCACGAACCGTATTCATATTGATACCTGGGCAGATATTCGAGGCATGACCGCTGAATTCGTTATGCCCTAATACATCATTGACGGATAAACCAAAACGTTGCATCGCCGCCTTTGCTCGTTCTTCAAATGCTTTTTCTTGTTCAGCTGTAAATGAACTATTCCCAACAAGGCAAATATGGTAAGTTGGTGTATTATGTCCGCCCACACCATTTGTCACATCATTATCGAAGTAACACCATTGAACGGTACCATCGCGTAAAATGATTTCATGATACCCACCTGTCCCCCAGCCTAATGTGCCATTCCAATGATTCTGAAATGCCCAAACGTCTCCAGTAGGTGTTGCGGAATGGTGACGAGCAATTTTAGTTACTTGAGAAACATTTCTTTTGGCATTGGTTGGTCCTAAAATTCTTGAATCGCCTCTTAAATCTACAATTTTTGTCATAATCAATTCCTCCTAATTTTTTATATAAAAAAACAGCCCTTCGGCTGTGTTTTTCCTTTGCTAATTTGTCATTCTTCCGACTGAATGACACTGTTTCCTAAATCAAATAACCCACCAGCGGCTAATCCTGATACAGCCCCAGCCCATGCGTAGATTGCTAAATCTTGTGGTGCTAAGGTCACTGCGTATAACACGCCTAACAAAATACCCGCAATCACATTGATCACGGGTAAGAGTTTGTAATCCTTCATTTGTGTTTTAATTAACCCTGTGACACCAACGACTAGTGGTGTAATAATACTTGAAGCAGCTAAGATCTCTGTCATGTTATTTTCTCTCCTTTCCAATTTGCTTAAAAATAGATCTGATTTGTTCTTCGATAATTGAGAGCCGATTGCCATACTCAGCCTGGCTTTTTTCTACACGGATGATCGTCTTTTCTAATTTTCCTAACGTGTGATCAAGTTTCGTGAACATCGCATAAAATTTCGCCACGCCCACCATCAACGATCCACCGAGTGTTATGATTGCGATCCACTCCCCGATAGTAATTCCCTCCATAAGTCACCACCTATTCTACTTCAGTCAGTAGTTTTTTTAATTGTTTTTCAGAAATTGCTAACGGCACAAACATTCGGACTTGTTCGGCAGTGAAAAAACCTTGGCGATACATTCGTTCAATTTGTTCATAACTAAACATCTTGGAGCGCCTCCTTTACTTCGGCCAACTGATTGGCAAGTTGAATATCGTTCATCATAAGTGTGGCATTCAGTTGTCCCATCTGTTGAATTTGTTCACCTTTACATTCATCTTGCTTTTTTAATTCTTCATACAAACATTCAAGATTTTCCAATTTTTCACGAAGGGTTGCGTTTTCTAATTCTTGCCAACGGTTTTCTGTCGGAATAAAAAATTGATCTGCTAATTCAATTCCTTTTAATGGTGGGACATCTGTATACGGAACAGATATCACACTATCGTCTAGGACTTCCCCAACATATTTTCCGCCAGTTCGTCCATACTGCCAAATTGATTTCATATTTTCCTCCTTTTATGCTGCCAAAACTTCTTTGATATACACTTGATCAACACCCCAATTATTCACTGAAGCAGTGGTAAAATTAGTTTCTGTCACAAGCGTGACACGTTCTCCAGCATTAAACTTTCTTACACAAAACCAGCCAACATCATTGCGCCAATTTAACGTTCCTGCTATACCAGCTACACGCCAATCGCTGGCTCCGTTTACACGCATCCCAAGATAAGCATAGTAACTGGCATCGTTCGTTTGACAGGTAAATTTACCGACAAATTGGAGCGCACAGTTTTTTAGAATCGTTAAAGTTTTATTATCTTCAGATAGTGTAAATAAATCATTCGTTTTTGATCGCTGGTTATCATAAGCATACGGATTACCCCAATTTAAAACAGTACCATTTGAAACAGGTACTCCTACTAATCTTCCACCAATTAAGGATATTCCAAAGGTTTCAGTTGATATGCGTTCACCTTCAATAAAAGGCTGTTCAAGAAAATCCTTTGTCCCTTCAATAGCCTGTGGCTCTGTCAGACTTACTTTGTCATTCAACCTTTTTTCAGTGTGTTCAGGTGTGACATCCCAGCTGTAGTCGTATGGATTATTACTGTCTTTCAAACCTTCGCCAAAATATTTATATTCCAAAATATTCGGAGTGGCTATATCACCTTTTTCTATTTTTAATGATTCAATCGTTACTTGCCCCATGGTTGCTTGAGGGAATTGGTAAATTTGTAACGTGCTAGGTGAAACACTCCCATTCAAATTAGCAGATGTTGGTGTGAATGTCAGTCGCCAAGTATCTGCTAAACCTTCTACTATTTCCATGTCCCCAATATTAGAGGTACTATTCGGACCAGTCGTGTATACCCTAAATGATTGTGTACCTAGCTTGGTTCCTTTCAAAGTTAATGTATACGTTTGATTAGCAATAAATGGTTCAATCATTTCAGCAGAATATACTAAATATTGTCGACTACTTATCGGGAAAGCTTGTTCTTTATTTGCTAGATTTTCGTTCAATGGAACCTTGGAAATGTGATACGGTTCAACAAGTAGATTGGGTTGATAAGGCGTAGCAACCGATCCTTCTTCTATCTTTATGTTTCGAAGAGAGATTTTACCCTTAATTCGACTTGATGCTGTAACATCTTGTAAGACTACATACCATTGTTGAGGCAGTGTAGTCGCATAAGTTACTATTTGCGTACCTTTGATTGTCTGCCAGCTATTAGTAGAGATAAGTATTGGTCTATCTGTAGCCAACATAACCTGTCCTCCAGTCAAATAATTAGTAGTTAATCGAATATTAGAGGCATCTCCCGCTAAACCTTCATGTAACATAATCTCAGCGCTAATTGTGTATCTCTTTCCATTTTGAAGTGCAGGTAAGCGCATGCTTGTATTGAACTTAACTAGTTGTGAAGATCCATCTAACGTGAAAATGATCTCGCCATCTGGTCCATCTTCAACCGTAGCTCCATTTCCCGATGTAAAATGAGCAGCTGTAATCTTTGGTAACAAATTGGCATTCCCTGAATAGTCGTAATTACCGAAATCAATGCTGTTTGAGTACATCCGTTTTAGATTACCCAGCTCGTTGATTTGTTGCTCAGTTTGATTGATTTTTTCATCCAGCATTTTTACCTTTTCTTCCAAACTAACCGATTGGTCATTTGCTCGAGCAAATAGTTTTTCAATCTCCTGTTTGGTTGAATCCGTCAATTCTTCGACTTGCTGGGCAAACCAATTAAACCCATTAAAGTAATAGGCATCAATTTCGTTTGTCGTTTCTTCCAAAGGACTACGATGGATCCTGAACCTAAAGCGTCCAGCAGTATCAAGGGACTGTTTATTTGGAAAGTTTACATAAACAGAACCCTCTACAACTCCCTGATATCCTAAAATATTCTCTTCTAATACAATATGCACACGACCATTGACCGAATCATCTACTACAGCTAAATAATCATGTCTCGCTAGCCCATCCTCGGCCGTCTCTAAAGGAAACGTTAATCGAATCGGAATTAGTGTTCCTTGCGGGATAGAAAAAGCTACTCCTTCATTTTTTAAAAAGAACTCGATTTTTGCCGTTCCACGGTCATGAGAATAAAAAGTGGTCCCATTGTCGATGATAGCTTGTTGGACCGTATCAATAACAATGGGTTTGTTTGCCACCTTAAAAAACTGATTTTCTTCCATTTACAACACCGTCCCTTTAGTTACAATCAATCCGACACCTGCAGTTTGAGTCGCTGTACTAGCAAAACCGGAAGGCGTGGTTCCTCGTAAAGTCGCTGAGTCACAACGAAAACCTACGGTATTTCCAGAACCCGAAATATCTCCCACGTTCACTTCTGCCATAAGTCGTGAATGAATCGCGAGCGCTTGGTTCACAAAAGTAGTTCGTCCATAAACATTCATTTTCGAGGCCCCACCACAATAGAGCGCATTATAAGATGCTTGTTGGGTGGACTCCCCAAATTTGCAAGAAGCGATCGCCATATAGCCACCTTGCTCATTAACGATGCCATATCTTCTTCCTTGAAAAATAGGAGCATTTGCAGTGTCTACTATTTGAATTCCTAAAATTTGAAAATAGCCACTACAGAAGAAGAAGCCAATACTTCTGACTTTTACCGGCAAATCATGAGTAGCTGGCGCTAAGGTTTCTTGACTTTGAATCGTGCGAATAACCAATGAACTACCCTGAATATTCGCTACTCGGACATCTTCTAAATACACCCCTTCTTCTACCCAGATCGTAATCGAAGAAAGATTTAAAAGTGGAATCGTATTGACGGCCATTTGGATGGTTTGAAAAGGTCGTTCCTCTGATCCAATACCCGTCCGATCATCCCCTCGTGTAGCAGAAACATAGATGTTTAATGTGGCTGCACTAGGTGAAAACAGTTGTTGAATGACTTCGTTAATCTGTTCGACTGAAGCCCCTTGATTGGCTAATTGAAGTTTTAGCTCACGCATACGCCTAGCAACGCCTTGTTCGCCGCTTAATAATCGATCGTTTAAGGTTTGGTGTAACGTACCCTCATGATCCACTCGTGCATCTACCACTTCATTTGGTGATTTACCTCCGGCACTAAGGATTAGATTAGAAATTCGTTGGTTGGTGGCACGCTGTTGTGTATGGATTGAGTCGACTTCTTGTTTTGTTTCACGGACATTATGGTTAAATAGTTTCTTCCATTCACTTGAAATCCGATTACTGACTAATTCTTTTAAATTCATTACACCACTCCTTTCTGTCGTAATTGAACCAATAGTTTCGTCATTGTTTTTTTAGTGTTCGAGAGAACCACTTCAGGTGGTTTGTTCGGTACTAAGGGAAATGTTTTAAGCCCCACTACTTGGATATACGTAGAAATTCCCATCGGCTCGTAAATAAAGGGAACGTGATCGCCTTTTTGTATTGGACTCTTCCACTTCAATTTAACGACACCTGAAATATTCGGTGTATCTTGTAGTTCATTTCTTAAACGTTCCATCATACTTTCTTGGTGATGATAGCGTTCATCTCGAACAGGATCTTGAATTCGAATCCCCCATTTTGCCGATTCTTGACTGGTAAGTGTGACTGGAGGGAAAACATAATCACTCTCCCGAGGATTATCTGTTTCCACACCTTCTTTCAATGCGCCAAATCCACGAATCTGGGTTTTTAAGTTGTACGTGTCAATGTCGAATGTCACTTCATCCGTATTATGCTTAAATCGAATCGGCTCATGGACTTTTTTTCCAAACGCATCTGCGGACATAAAGCGTAAATGTTTATTGTCTGGAACAACGACTAAACGAAAGTCCTGTAGGACTTCATTGATCAACCGTAAATAATTTGCATCTCCAAAGTTTTCCTTGTCAGTTGCTGGAAACCCACCGCTTAACTGCCAAGTAAAACCACGAGCACCTGTTCCTAGTATGTGCATTAAGAGTTGCATTGGGGTTCGCCGACCGGTGATTTTATTGTATTGATACCCGTCTTGAATCGTGTAATAGACATGTGTGGCTACTACTCTTTTATACACCGCTTCTCCAACTGCCGACTCTTGCATTTCTTTGATGACAAATTGTTGGCCTTGAAAGATGACAGAAGATTCATAAGTCACTAAATCATACACAACACTATTTCGAATTGTTTTTCGAATAACAAAACCAACTTCCCACGTTTCGTTCATTTGCCAGTTTTCATAAAAAGACCCCTGATCGTAATCGTTCAGGAGTTCTTCTTGTGTTTCTTCATAATTTCGAATCGTTAACATTGGTTCACCTACTTATAAAGAAATCGGAAATCCCATTCGGATTTCACACGACTGATATTTTGTAATTCCATGTGATTTTCGCCGGGTGCTAATGTAATCACTCCATGGTTCGTATCAATGCCGCAAGAGACCCCATTTTTACGTGGATAGACACTTTCTAGCACTAAGGATTCTCCGTAGCGACGATGCAATGGTGGGTAATAAATAAAACGATCACCGGTGGTTCGATTGAACAAGATAAACTCTCCGTCTGATTCCCCTTCGATTCGAATCGTTAAACCATGTTCTCTGGGATCAATCGTGAAATCTCCCCCGTTAAAAATAGTAAACCGACTCGTTTCATGAGTATATTGATACTCTTCTGCCGCTAGACCTTGCGAAAATTGCCAGTCCTCTTCTAAATTAAAGTTAGACTGGGTACTTGCGAGTGATTCCCCATATCCTCGATAAGCATAAAAAGAAATACTTCCAGAAACATAAAAATTATTCACTTCAGAGTATTCAATGGCCGGTATTACTTGGTATCTTTTTCCTGGTTCATTGGGATTAATTAAATAAATGGGAGTTTTGTCGATTAAAAGATTTTGGAACTCTGAAATGAACAATGAGCTATCTTCATAAGAGCTTAATTTTTTAACAAAGTTGGTCGAATAAAGAAAACCATCGTATCGCTTATTTAAAATGCGATATCCATTCTCTCCCTCAAACAGTAAATATTCGGGAACTAATTTGGGCGCTTCTCTTCTCAGACCAGAGAGGTTGATTGGAGCAAACGTTTCTAATAGCGATAACCTATTTTCCGATTTGAAAATAATGCAGTCTGTTCTCATAAAATACCTCCAATACCTTGAGTATATAAAGCGGAACTAAAATTTGCTCCCGATTTTTCATTAATTATCCTTGAAATTTCATCCATATTAATTGTTAACTCTTTTCTTGATATGATTTCAAGTAGTTGAATAATACGTGTTAAATCAATTTTTGAATGGCTCGTTTTGTCACTTGACTGACTATTAGAATTATTTCGTGTAGTTGACCAATGACCGATTTGGCTCATTGCTGTATCGTCAAAAGAAGTCCCTTTTGCATAGCTAGGTAAACTTTCTTTCATCTTGGCAATAGATGGCCATATTTTCGTTCCTCTAGGTAAATCATATAGTGTCCAGTCATCCGGAGAAATACCAAAATGCCCTTGTGGCGTTAAGAATGGTTCTTTCTTGCCCCCATCACCTAGCCATACTGGCCCACCTTGGAAATAAGGATCACCTGTTGCTCTTCCGGCTACTGGCGGACCAACAAATTCGGTTTGTGTTCTCATAGTTCTAGTGATAACCTCTGGCAAGCTCATAAACCCTTGTACACTTTCTAGAGCCAGTCGAGCTGGTCCACTAGCTTCATCCCTTCCGACCATCCTTTTAGTATCCGGAATAGCATTTCGATTCAACTCATGGATAGAAGTGCTAGCTCCAGTAACTTTATTCAACAAGTCTGTATTATTTCCAAAAAGACTTTTTAAATGAGGTAAAACATTCCTGTTATAATCTTCAACACTAATAGTCCCGTCTCGAACCTTACCTAAAATGTCCTGATTGTTCGCTAACATCACTTTTATATCAGGATCTAATGCATTCCAAGCGTTCATTGATGTTTCTGACTGAAAAACTTTTTGAAGTAAGTCCGAATTGTGCGCCAAGATATTTTTGTCTTGAACGGATAGTTGATTCCAATAGTTTATCGATTCTTCTGATTGGCTAATTGCAAGCAGCACTTCTTCATTATTCGCTAATAGTTCTTTTGTTTCAGTAGGTAAGTCATTCCAACTTTTTAACGTTTCTTCAGAAGTTGCTAAAATTGTTAGAAACTGACTATTCTCTGCTAGCATTTCCTTCGTTTCATCAGGAATTTGTTGCCAACGGTCATAGGCTTCTTCTGATTCATGAAGCGTTTGTAATAGTTGATAATTTTCCGCTTTGAGTGACTTAATTTCAGCTTCGAATTCCTCCCAAAGACCTAAGTCAAACATAGTCTGTGCCATCACTTCGGGTGTATTTGAGTATAAAAACGCAGTTTTGGCTTCAAGGGACATCGCTTCCCAATTGCCAGAACTTTCCAGCGCCTTAAACATCGTCATAGAAAATTCATCTTGCAAGACCGCTTCTTTATCACTCCATGCCATGCCATCCCACCAACCGTTAGCAATCGCTGCTTCACCAATTACTTTTTTAGCATTTGAATCTAACTCTGCATCATGAACTAGTAATCTCAACTCATTCCATGTTTGAGTATCCGCAGCTGCTTCTCTAACTACTTCAGGTACATTGGATTTTAACTCTTGTGTCTTTTCGTCAAATACTAAGCTGTTCCAGATTTCAGCTCCTTTACTAAGTGAACGGTTCGTTTCGTCCGCTGTCCAAGCTAATTTCTCAGCGTTTCTCGTTGCATTTTCAGCTAAACGCTCACTGGTTTTTTGTGCACTTTCAACAATCTTTTGATTTTGAGCAATCATTGCTTGTGCAGTCGCATCATTTCCTCGAATTAACTGTCCATTAGCTAGGAATACCTCATTTAATAGTTCAGGATATTTTTCTGTAATAGCTGACATCTGAGCGTCTAATCCATCGACTGTCGTCTTATTGATTTCATCCCATGCGCCTAAAAATTTCTGTGCAAACTCTCCTTCAAGACTGTATCCCATGGCTTCAAGTTGTTTCTCCATCTGCTTGCGCATTTCATCAGAATGTTCTGCAGATGCCCGCCGTTGTTCTCCTAACGCTTGTAACCATGCCTTAGATTGTTCTTTAGTAGCATTTTCTACATCACCATTCATTGCATCAAGAATATTTTTTTTCTCTTTTGCAGAAATATCCAATGTATCAACATAGGCGCGTGTTGTATCTTTAGCTAAATCCTGAATAATTTTTGCTTCAGAGATACTTAAATCCCTATCATGTTTTGCCGCTCGAGCTTTAATTTCGCTGATGCGTTGTGTATTCTTCTGAACAATTTCTAAAGAATTCTCCGCTAAAGCAATTTCATCTTGTAACATTTCTTTCATTGCTTGATCAAAATTATCTGGCAATTCTCCAAGTAACCCTTGAAGTCCCTTGATTTTTTTTATTAAAGATCCTTCGATTGATTGTCCAATACTTTCAACACTTGAGACCATTGATTGACTATTCACTTCAAACCCTTGGGCCATCATTCCAAATTGGCCTGAAACGGCTTCGGTATTCGATTTAACACTTGTCAAAGTTTCATGTGTCACTGCACCAACGTCGGTTCCCCATTCACGCGTCCTTCTAGAAGACTCTAAAGCTTCTTTGCCCCACAATTGATAAGCTACAGCTCCTAAGCCGATAGCTCCAACAGCTAGACCTAAAGGTGAAGTTAATAATCCGACTGATTTAGCAAATAATCCAGTTCCTGTTTTGGCTCCTAAAATCGAAGTAGTGAACCAATTCGTTTTATCACCTGTTCTAGTCATTTCTGATGCGAGGGCCACTGTTCCTTCACTAGTGACTGCTAGCGCAGTTGATTTTGCTTTTAGAGTCCCTGTAATTTCACCAATTTTTTTACTAAAACTTCCTATTGTGGAAATACCATCACCAACATTTTTTATAAATCTTCCTGTAATTGAAGCTGCGGGACCAACAGCTGCAGTGTATAACAATGTTTTCACTATAGTCTCTTGTGTTTCTGGAGAAAGTTCAGAAAATTTTGTTGCCATTTCACCAAGATATTCAATGAAAGGTTTTGAGGCGTTAATTGCACTTCCAAAGGCATCCAGAAAAGGACCACCCATTGTAATGGCTACATCATTTAATTGATTTTTAACTACACCCAGTTTATGAGCTACGGTCTCTTGACGGATAGCATATTCATCAGAAAGTGCTGTTCCCTCATCGTATGCTTGATTCCCCATGCGAATAGAATCAGCAAATAAGTCAGATGCATTGGCTCCCCGTAATAACGCATCTCTTAAACGTACTTCACTGATACCCATATCGTCTAAAACTTTGATTGTTGACGTTCCTTGTTCCTCTGCTTTTGATAATCCAACAACAAATTCCATAATTGCCTCAGCTGGATTTTCTTTAAAAAGATTCGCAAATTCGGCATTTGTCATCCCAGCTACATTGGCAAAATCTTCTAAGCTCCCCGCAGCCTTATCTGCTTCCTTATACATATCTTTTAACTCAGCAGAAGTAAAACCCATTCGTTTTGATACATCAGTTAATTCTTTCCCACCATTTCTAATGGCAATAGTCAATTCTTCCCACGAAACATTTTGATCTGCAGCATGACCTTTTAATTCATCAAAAGCGCCTATCCCTTTTTCTGTCGCAAGTTGCATTTCAATCATTACTTTAGAAAATGCAGTACCTCCTGCTTGCGCTTCAATTCCTACAGAAGAAAGTGCCGCCGCAAATCCAAGAATCTCTCCTTCAGTCATACCAACTTGAGTACCTGCTGCAGCTAAGTTCATTGCTAAATTACCAATCTCTGCCTCAGTAGCTGCAAAATTATTACCTAACTCTACTAAAGAAGATCCCAGTTTTCTAAATTCGGTTTGAGGCATACCGGTGATATTCGCTAAACGTGCTAAAGCAAATGCAGCATCCTCAGCGTTAAATACAGTAGTTTCACCTAACATAATCATTGTTTCAGTGAAATCTACTACATTCTGGGTTTCAATGCCTAACTGTCCTGCTGCTTCAGCAACACCTGCAATTTTAGAGTGGCTAGAATGGTATGTACTTGTCAGCCCTCTTAGCCCTGACTCTAACTCATCATAGGAATAAACTACTTTTCCTGTGGAATCGATAACTTCCTCGTTAGTTTTCATTACGCTGGCAAAATCTGTTTCCCAATCCATAGCCGCTTTAGTTACTAGCCCAACGCCTGCAGTAATAGGGACAGTTACACCTTTTGTCCAGCTATCCCCAAACCCTTGTATTGATGTTCCTGTTGTGGAAACTTTATCACCAAAATTTTCAAGTGCCTGTCCGCTTTTAGTCCAATTTGATTCACTGATCGCAATTTGTTTCCCTAATTCATTGTGCTGATGCACCATTTTTTCTAGTTCTGCAGTTGTTTTATTTACTGCTGCTTCCGCACTCAATAATTGTGTTTTTTGATCTGCAGTTGCTGTGTTAACATCACCAATACCTGCTTTTAATTCTTCATATTTTTTTCGTTGGCTTTCTAATTGAGCAGAATAGATATCTACTGCTTTTCCAGTCAATGTATATTGTGCCTTTTGTCCATTCAAATTATTAGAATTATTCTTCCATGATGCTTCGTTCGCTTTCAAAGCATTATCGATAGAGCGCATTTGAGTACTCAAAACACGGGCGCTTTGTTGGAATGGATCAATATTTAAACTAACTGTAGCCGCTAAATTTCCTAAGTTAGAAACCATGCTATTTCCTCCTATACGCTAAGCAAACTTAAAAAGTCTTCGGTCAACTCACTAGTTGACGCTTCGTTATCTAAAACTTCATTAAATAATTCCAAATCTTCTAGCTTCATCGTTAATATTTCAGGTAGTTTATAGCCACCTTTTAGTAACGTTTGAATCATTGACTTTATGGACATATATGCTTCTTCTGCAGTTATTGGTTCTTGTTCTTTTTTTTATCGTCTTTTTTATTTCCACCCATAGCACGGACAAGAATATCTGTAATCACATCCGCTTTTTCTATAACTAATCCTGTCATGAGCTGTTCGTCAGTAAACTGCTCATCAAATATTTTAGAAATTGTTTCTAATAGATCCTTTTGCAATTCTTCGTATTTCTCAGGATCTTTCAAAGCTTCTTCATCACTGTAATAAACATCAGCTTTAACTTGATGTTTCATCGCTATTAAATTTTCTCTTAACGTGAAATTTTTTTTAGAAAATGTTCGTTCTTCACCGTTTATCAATAATGTAATTTCCATAGTTTTCTCTCCTTATAAAAAAACAAGAGGCTATTTACGGTTTTTAAACCAGCCTCTTGTTTCTAATTTTTTAAGCCAATGGAGGCTTAGGTAGTCCTAAGAAAACTTTTTCTCTAAATTTAGTCAGATCAAAGTCTTTTGTATCCTCTCGGGCAATTATATGTGTCACTCCATCGTTGCGAGGTTCGAAATTACCTACTACAGAATCCGGTTGGCCTGTAGGCGTTTCGGCACGGGTATTTAAATCTACTCCACTTGGCATAAATTTACCTTTAGTTAAACCAAACCAAACAAATTGACCTGTGTTTAACCTAGAACGGAAAATATGTGCTGTATAAGGAATTTTTAAGTCACTTGTGTAAATCTCCATGCCATCCTCTAGTTTCAATCCATGTAAAACTTCTTTCGCTTCTGATTTTAGGTCAGCATTGCCAATAGTAAGAGCTAACGCCGAGATTCCTCCATCAAGAACTGCCCAAAGACCATCATCGGCTTGGAAGTTACCGGTATTCACTGTTAAAGCTAATTGAGCTGAAGTCATTCCAGGGATACGTACCGGTGTTCCAGAAATCCGATCATCCTCTCCTAAAACAGCAACTTCCCAACGATCTAAGCCAATTTTTACTGTGTTTGCACCATTATTACTCATATTTTTTCCTCCTCGTATCTGTTCTTTCAAATTTTTCTATTTAGGATTCATTTTTCCAATTTACAAATCGATATTTTCTATGATTAATTAATAAATCGATATCAGAATCTATATATCTTGGATTTTCATTAACTGTGTATCGTGTAAAATTACTTTCTTTTAATATGTCATCGATTCGATTTTTAATCTGATAAGCTTGCGCATCATTTTTACACCAAAAACTAATTTGTGCTCTTTGTTCTTCTGAGTTAGCTGCATCATCAAAATAGTTCCCATCTCCCTCATAAACTGGAGATATTCTGATGAACGGTGCATAATTCGTTTTTCGATAATTTTCTGGAATGACATGTTTCCATATTCCTGAGTCAGAAATTGATTCTTCTCTCATCGATTTCAAAAGGCTTAATAGATCTCTATCTTCATTAAGCAATTTAAATATTCTGGTTTCAATATTCATAATTTCAGACCTTCTTTAATCTTGTCTGCATACATGGATAAAACTGGATCACGCGATTCTGTAATTGTCTTTTCTTTAAAATTTTGTGGCCGTTGATTGATTGTGCCACTATCGGGATATTTCACCCTCCAGCCTGTTCCTTTACCATACCCAATATCTTTTTCAATTTGCCCTTGAGCTCCACCTTTAAACCCGCTAACATGCACATCATTAGACAAACCACCATCATCATACGGTGTATTTTTTTCTAAATTATTAGCGACAATTTCTGCACCTTCATTTACCGCTTCACGAGCAAGTCTTTTATTATTCAATTGTAACTTCTCAATATTTGCTAAAATTTCTTCAATCCCAGATGTCACTCTACCACCTCCACAGTGATCATTAACATGTCTTTAGATCTCCAATCTTCTTCAATATCGATAATTTTATAATCTTTTTTTCTCCACTTAACAAACTGTTCAGAACTTACATCTTTACGAAAACGAATATAAAAAGTTCTTTTCCTTCTTCGCTTTTGCAAACTCTCTATTTTTTCGTTCGATCGATCTCTGAATTCTTTTGTTGTTGCTTTGGCAACCTCAGACCAACAAGAAAAGAGATCCTTGTCATCATTGAAAGGATCTCCCTCATCATTTTGTTTCACTTTTCTAGAGAAAAAAGTAATGCGCTCATTTAATTTACGTGTGATCACTTTGCATCGCCACTTTCACTCGTAATTGATGGATAATATTTTCCACACCATTAGCTAGTTTATGCCTCATACTATCCGAAGATAAGCCCCTGTGTTCATATTCTTCTTTTACTTGCTTCTTAACTGCTAATTGGAATCTAGGTTCCTCCGAAAAGTCAACGGGTTGTTTTGAGGAATCTATAGCATCAATTAATATTAAGGCTGCTGAGTCTAGTAATTCTTTTATCAAATCATCCTCATAATCCATATCCACTTTCAGATAATTTTTTATTTGATCAAATTCCTCATCGCTAATAAGATCAGAATAATTCTTATAAATATTGTTTTTATTCAGTGACATCTTTATTAGTCTTTCTTTTTTTATTGCCTTTCTTATTAGACTCAGTTTTTGAACTTGCTTTAATTCCTTCTGTTTGCTTACCTTCGTTCTTTTGTTCATTTACCTTAATTTTAGGCTCTTCAACAATTTCAATATGTTTGGGATATTTCTTATATCGAGCAAGATAATCCTTTTCTAAAGCAAGCTGATCATCAATCTGTAAAACTTGATTAGATGAAGGATATTCCTTAACTTTACCTTCAAAATCTAAACGAACATTTTTTAATATTCTAATCTTCATAAGTTATCTCTCCTTGTTTATGGTTTTGGCACTTCTTCAGCTTTACCCCCATCATAAGATAAAAAGAACCCGGCTTTTTTGTCTGCGATTTGGACATCAAATCGTAAAACAGCTTGTAAATATTGCCCGTGGATCTCGTGATTTGCCCAACGGACAGCCAATTGTTTTCGATCAGCAAATAAAATGCCTCGTTTAGGATCACCTAGGAACGCATTTGCTTGTCCCGCTTCTCCAAGTAGCTCGTCACCAACTACAAAGAACGGGTATCCACCAAACGTTTTACCAGAAGCGGAAAGAATACTATCTTGCAACATATACCGTCCATTTCCGTCTTTAATCGTGTCCAAAAAGTTATAGAAAGACTGAGAGGCAACGAAAACTTTTCGATAGGCCGGGTCAAGGTCCACATTGTAGATTTTTTTGATATCGTCTAGCCCACTTATTGTCTTTTTCGGGAATTTTTTAAATACTTCACTCATTGCATAATTCGTTGTATTTAAAGAAATTTCCGTATTATTTTCAGCTACAAGATTTACTAGATCCACATCTGCATCGTCAATGGATTCTTGCGACAAAGGAATTGCACCACGATAAGTTACAACTGACCAATCAACATGATCAAAGTCTGGTTTGGTCAACTTAGGATTTTTTTCTAACTCTTCAACAGAATACATACGAGTTGTGGCACGTTTTAAGATTGGATACTTCCCAGAACCTTTTTTCGCTTTATGAATGCGAGCAAATAGTTTTAAGTTAACGACTGTTTGAATTTCACGCGCTGGAATATACGAGATTTCTTCTGAAGTCACTGCTTTTGTATCTTCTTTAATAATTCCATCTACAGCTGAATCATTTGCCCGCCAAAATCTTTCAGGAACCAATGCTTCATCCTTTTCAATCATAGTTAAGCCATCTGTTTGCGCACCTTTTGTCCGGATAAATGTATTTAAAGCCTCTCTGTACTCTTGGTCTTGAGAAGTTCCACGCGTTCCTCCCTCAACTTTCTTAGAGTTACCTTTTTTTTGCTCCTCATAAAGCGCCAAGGTTTCTCGCAATTCAGTTAATTCCGCTTTTGCCAAATCACGTTTCACTTTTTTCGCTTTTGCTTCTTTAATCTTTTCCTCGCTTGCATCACCTTCCAAAAGTGATCGCATTTCAGTTGCAAGTTGTTCTTGTTCTGCCTCTCCGGCAATAATTTTGTCACGTAATTCTTTGATTTTTTCTTCAAACATTTGATTTCCTCCTATAATTTACATAAAAAATAGCCATTCAAAGAAGAATGACTAGATTTATAATATTTTTAAAAGCTCTTCTTTCTCCAGATCAAATAACATACGCCTTGCTTCGTGTTTCCGTGGATGTTTGTGCAGCTCTTCAACCATTTGTTTGCTTCTTTCCCCAACTACTGCTTCTGTATCTGGATAAGCAGGTGTAGTTACTACCGACACATCATAAAGATGATCAATCTTATGGACCAACCGTTCATAAATTCCTGTTTCTTTGTTCTCTCTCCAGCTTTCAGCGCCTTCCTGATCTGGAATAGTAAAAGCAAACGAACACTGATTGATTACACCGGATCGGATATTTTCAATCAAATCTTTAGATAAAGTCGTATTTGTTGGTATAATTCGAAATTTCAAACCAATATTGTCAATATTCAACTCAAGATTAGCGCCAGTTCTTCCTAAAATTTGAGATTGATCGTGATTAAACAAGGCAACAACATTATTTGTGTCCGCCTCATCTAAACAGCCTGGTTCCAATTTTTCTCGAAATGGATAATACCATCCTAAAGTATCGGACCAACGGTCGAATTTTAATGCGTATCCTTCGATCACTTCGACTTCATTCTCCAACTTTCTCAATTCTAGTTTGGTCGTTCTCTGACGAATCTCCGCTTTGTTCATCATAGTCGTCCCCCTTTCTTTTACGTTTATTGTTCTGATCCAACTGATACTTTTCTGCTAAGTCCGACCAGACATAATTTAAACTAAATTTTCTTCTTTGCATGTCAGGATCTCCACTTGCTGATATCCCCATAAGATTTAACGCTTGATCGCCTGTTACTAAACCACCATTGTAAAGCCTCATAACATCTTCTGGCATTAAACCAGTGACTGACCTTGTATCAAAATTAAGAATAAATTTCTTGCGTTCTTTTTGTTCCAACAGTTTCAACTGAAACTCTGAAGTGATTGCGTTAAAATAATATGGTAGATCATTCAAAATATAATCATCATTTAGTTGCTTGACTGATTGGTTAGGGTTAGTAATCGCTAGCTTATGAGCTGGAACCCTTAAACATTTTGCAATTTGTGCTGTAGAATAGTTGTTTGAATTGATCAGAGATAAGACATTTGTGTCTATTTCAAGAGGTGTATATTCCATAGTTGAATCCATAACAATCGGACTTCCACCGGTTGCACCTTCTCTAGATATTTCAAACTCTTGTCGAACAGATTTTCTTGCTTCACCAGATAATTGTGAACCTTTCATTGTCAATATTCCACTTGAAAATCCATCACGAAAGAATTTCAACAACGTTGAGATTCCTGATTCTTGCAAGCTGATCTCATTTCTGAGTGAAAGCAACGGCGACCGTCCATAAACGGCATCACTACTGAAAAACTTCCAGTGGATTACATCTTCTGGATCACAACGGATCTCCCTGTTCCCTTGCAAAGGGTAGAAAATATAGGATCGAGAAGTATAATCATCACCCTCTACGATCGACACTGCAGACGGAGGATAAAATTCAAATTCAAGAGCTTTTTTTGTTTTTGGATCACGTAAAATTCTTGAATAGGCATTACCACACAAGATTGCATTAACGACCATAGCAAATTTCCATGCATGGGCTGTTGCTTCTTTAGTCGATTTAACATTCATCAAATAATTTAAATCTTCATCCTGAGTAATTCTACCATCTAAATCCTGCTTAATGATTGGAAATCGCGCAATATCTCCCGCAATAATCATGACAGCTGTCAATACATCAGAATTCTTTAATGCTTTGATACCTGTATAAGATTGAGAAGTCGTTTGACTATCGTAGATAAGCGCATCAATCTGCGCCTCTTTTGATCCTAAAGCCTGAAAAAAAGCCACATCATCACCCCCTTTCTAAAATTTTGTCATCCCAATCTTTTATCTATTAATATACTGGTAAAAACAAAGCACACACCTAATGTTAGCCAGCCTACTATTACTGAGTATAAAAAAGCTGCCACTACAATAAAAGCAATGCCAACAATTAACAATATAGTATGAATATTTGTAAGTAACACATTGAAGAACTTTATCATTTTGAGCCTCCTAGCTAAAAACCAAAATCACCGCCAAGTATTTTTTCATCTGTCCAATATCCCCCTGACTGAAACTCTGTATAGCACATAGCGTATGCATCTAAAAGTGCGTCTATCGGATCAATCTTGTTACTATTTTTGTTTTTATCAATACGCATACCATTATTATCTACTTTTGTAATAGCGTTATAAATAGCAGCTGTTAGCAATTCATTTCCAGAATGCCTAATTTTCAGATTAATAACGTCATCTCTGAACTGTTTTGTAGGCATATTCAATACAAGACTCGTTTGTCGTACTTCCGCCTGCAACCATTCCGGATGATTTTTTTCAATAAGCGTTAAAATGTGACCATATTGATGAGGATCAAAAGCAATGCATTGGACATCTAAATCATTTTCATAAATAAATTGCTCTAGCCATTCATATGTTTCGTCATAATCGATAACTCCACTTTCTAAATCTGTAATTTTACATTCGTTTTTCATTTGTAGATTTGTATAACTAATGCCATCTCTCTTTTCTTTCGTAGCCAAGCCGTATTTGGTCGCTATAAAAGAAAAGCTATCTACATAAAAGTAGTCTCCCATGTGAACTACCCATGAAATACTAAACAAATCACTTGTTCGACCTACATCGATCCCAAACCAAACTTTTTTACCTTTGATATCAGGTTTATCAATTAAAGCTTTTTTCCAATGATCTGCTGATAAATATGCTTCATCGCTTGATTGGGACCACATATTAAAATTCTTGACCATAATTTTTATAGTTGTTCCTTTTTCCTTCCCTGCTTTCCACCTTTTTTTTAAATTGGTCATCATTTTTTCATGAAGTGCCGACACAGACAAAATGGGATTGCTTTTAATATACATCTCTGGCTGCTCTAGCTCTTTAATTGATTCTTGTTCTGCTATATAAATAAATTGCTCCTCATCTTCTAGTGTTTCTTCTAGTATGTCTTTCATACGTGGGTATTCAACTCTATACATAGGGACATTTAAATTGAAATTGGCGGTAGAAATAATTAAAATTAACGGATTATCTAATTGTCCTTGACCTGATTCAATCAATTCCATCATTTCATCTGTTTTTGATGCTCCATACTCATCAAACACTCCAATATAAGGTTCAAATCCATCAATTGCACCTGTTTCTTTAGAAAGAACAGTAATGTATGATTCATCTCTTAGATTTTTAAGAAACTCTCGAACACGTTTAGTTGCTTTTCTAATATCAGGATATTTAGATCTTAAAGCATCTAATTGCTTCCTTGCCATGTCAAATGCAATACTCGCTTGTTTTTTATCATTAGCAGTACAAAATATTTGCCTACTTAATGCTGGATTTTTAGCAAATAAAAATTCGTACAGAACAATACCAGCTATCAATATAGTCTTCCCATTCTTTCTGGCAACACTTATAAAAGCTTTCTTAAAACGACGTATTGTTCGATTATTCTTGCTACGCCAACCATAAATACTACCGATAATGAATCTTTGAAAATCAGCTAATGGGTATGTTTTTCCAGTTTTCACATCTGGTAACATTTCTAAAAATTCTATTGCTTTTGCGGCTTCGACGGGATCATAGTTATACTTCCAACTCAACTTGGGAATTTTTAGTAAATCTTTTAGATGACGAATACATGCATCATAAACTTTCTTACAGGAGATAATCTTTCGCTCAACGATTAAGACAGCATAAGCATATGTATCATCTCTTAACTTATTTGGAATTCTTTGATAATCAATCAATATGCTGCCCCCACTTTCTAATATATTGATTTAAAGATTTAACCATATTTATCAAATATTGTTTTTTTATTTTCTTCTTTTTTAGGTAGATATAAACGAAGACGACTATCAACAGTCAATCCCAACTCACTAGCTGTAGATTTAATGTTTTTAGTCGCCTTTTCCATTGTTTTTATGACTGGGTTTTCTTCATAAGTTCCATCATTTTTTTTTATAAAACTACCGTGCTCATTTAATTTTTTACTTGCTTCTTTAAATATTGAATACCAAACACAGTAATTTTCTAAAATAGCTCTATCTAAGTTTCTAAGTGGTAACTTTTGAATATCTTCTATTACTCTTTTATACTCTTGCTTTGCTATTGGATTCATGTGATTTGGTGGCGTAACTTGCATCGCTACAAATCCATCTCCTGAGAGCTTTTCCGCAGTTTTTCTACTTGCTTTTTCTTCTTTAGTTAAATGTTTTTTGTTGTTATCTAAAAGCGATATTTTTCTTCCCATTTTATCACCTCAAAAATTTTCCAAAAGGGAATTTTGGTCACGGAATGGAGGGCGTTCTTCACGCTCCCCACAAACGTACCCCTGTTTGATTTTTGCGGGGCATACTCACCAAAAAAGGTGCATATACGAAATAATTCCCCACTTCGCATCAAAACTATTAACCAAATATTTCTCTGTCTTTTTTAGTTTTAATTGAATGACAAGCTTCACACAATGGTTGTAAGTTATTTATATCCAATCTTTTATCCCAGTCTACTTTTACAGGAATGATATGATCAGTAAGTACAGCATCATTTCCACAGTTTCGACATACATAATAATGTTCATTTAAAACTTGTTTACTCAGCTTTCTCCATGCAGCCGAATTATAGAAACGTTTGATTTCTTTTTGGTATCTCCATCTATCTTTATTATCTGCACGATACTCATCTTGTCTGGTTGCGTAATCAATTAATACTCTCTTACCATCAATAAATGTTAGTTTTTTAGGTCTTGTCATTTCCATACACTTCTTTACTGTAGACTGATAACATTGCTTTCATAATTGTTAATTTACCATCTACACCTAGCTTATCCGTATCAATAAAAAATTTTTCTTGCAGCATCAATTTATTCTGTGGCGTATTTAATGCTTTATCCACTAAATAATAAGCGAGTGAACAAGTTTCCATAACAGATAGTCCATACGCACTAATAATTGATGAGAATGTTTCAGCAATTTTATCCATATCTTTTTCTTCTCTTAACTTTTCGATCAACTTAATATAATCATTACTTTCTTTCACTTGACATACCTCCTTATGTTCCTCTGAATGTTTTCATCGTTCCATACTCCATGACCACAATAGCGAAGCTTGCAACCATCAATTTCGATAGGTGTGGCCTCTCGAACCATTTCGATGATAGAGTACTTGGCATTTATCTGTACTGATAAGACAATGCATGGTGGATCATCTCGGCTAGGCTGCGGATATCTATTTAATAGTGAAATGTACCAGTAGTTCCTCATTATGTAACCTCTTCCCTATTGATTAACTGTAAAGATACACACCGTAAACTTCATTACTTATTGTTCGTTAAATTCTTCCAAAATAAAAAAGCCTAGTATAAACTAAGCTTTAGCATTATTACTTTGTTCAATTTCAATCATAGATATGAATTTTTTTCCATTCTCATTAAGAGTTACTTTATCGTACATGTTCCCTAAAAAGCTACCAACTTGAGGTTTAATCCGAACTTTATCAATTAATGATAATTGATTCCATACTGATATTATTTCGCTACTGAAAATATCATGTACTATGTTAGAATATAAAATTAGTCCGTCAGTCAAAAGTTTATTCTTATTTTTCAAAATATACTCTAATGCTGAAAGTTCTTCAGATTTAAATTTACTTAATTCTTCATAACTTTTCTGTTCCTCAATAGATAAACCTTCTGAACTTTTCTTTTCCTCTAATTCTTGTAATTTTTCATTTAAGATATCAGATTTAATTTTTTTGTTAGCTAACACCTTCTTAACGTAACTAAAATTGTATTCTCCTACATAATTATCCTTAGTAGCAGATAGTTCTTTTTGCATATCGATAACCTCACTCTGCCGAGAGACTAGTTGCGATGATAAATCAGCATTTTCTTTTTTTAGTCTTTCAATTTCTGAGAGCCAACTACCTTTTATCCATCCCTCTAAATTTTCTGATTGTTTACTGGAAATTCTATTTATCGCCTTAAAAACTTCAGCTTCTATTTGTTCTATATTATTAATTTCCGAAACAATTTTACTTTTTACTTTATCTCTAAAATCGACAAGATTCTGAGTATTATACTCTAAATCTGTGCCATTGATTAAACCTGCATGTACTTTATTATCCAGATATTCTTTTGTTAAAACTAAAGAAAATCTTGGTTTATTTAATTCTTTTGCTTTATCATATTCCCATTCAGTATAGCTCTGACCATCTGAATCCAAAGAACCATATCGTCCACCTAAAATCAAGACGTATATATCAGAATCATTTATCCACTCTTCAATTAGCTCTTTTTGAGTCTCATCCCCAGCATGAAATAATTCCATCCCAGCAGGAATATGTCCAGCACTTAAGACAGCTTCTACAACTTTTTGTCTTTCTTCTTTTAAATCTAAATACGTTGAAGATATAAAAATTTGATATTTTTTCTCCAAAATTAACACCTCTCTTTTTCATAATTATATCAGTTATTATAAAAAGATAGATAGAAATTACACAACACGAAAGAGTTACAGATACCAACAGATCAAATGGTTGGGATATCTTAGCTCTTTCCTGTTCTTTCGACACTAATAGAATATCATGCTATCGGCAATGATTACATAAGCCCGATGAGTGAACATTTAGTGAACATCGTAATTCTAGAATAGTGACAGTTGTTGCTCACAGTCTTCGCTGTTGTAGTATTCTATTTCATTTTCTTGCTTCAATCGCTCTTCTTGTCTCAGCTCGTATTCATCTAGAAACTTCATAGTCTTTCTAATCTCTGAATGTCGTTTTCTAATATGTGATTCGCTATAGCGTAGCTCCTCCGCTATATCCTCAAGTTTCATATCGTCCACGTATTTCATCTTAATGATCTGGTTATCTATTCCAGAAAAACTGTCAATGATTAACAGTATCTCTTCCTTTTGCTCTTGTAATAATGATAGCTCATTCTCTATCTTTTGAATGTTTTCTTCTAACGATGACGATCTAGAATTTTTTTCGATACGGACGCTTGCTAAATCTCCACTTACCCATCTAGTCAGCTCAAGCTTACTTTTGTTTAGATTCCATTTTAGATACAGAATCTGCTCGTCAAGCTCTTGGTAATCTTTTAACCATTGAAACCTCACAAACGCCACCCCTTATGGTAAAATAGTTTTGCGGTGCTATCTCATATGAGATGGCTTTTTTTGTTGCTTTAGCTATTTTATGTGTGCTAATCTTTTTAAGTAGCGAGGTTACGCTCGCTATCCATATACATGTTGAGCTATCTGGCGGAAAACAGATGGCTCACTATTTCAATATTCTGTTAAGGACAGCCAGTGGTCGGCTGTCTTTTTTATATTTTAATGAGAAGCCTTACTTATTTTTTTATCTTTATTACGAAATAAGCATCAGTGTAAAATTCGTCTTTTAGTTTCATTTGATTTACTCCGCATCCATCGCAATAACTCTAACGCTTCATTTACTTTCATTTGATTTACTCCTGTTCTAACGCATAGCCAGAAATATTTTTAATGAAAAATACTGCATTTCGTTTTACTTGTGTACTTACTCCAAAATACTCAAAAGTAATTGTGTCATTTTGCCAAGTCCACTGAAAATTTGTTACCTTTTCAAACTTCATTGTTGATCCGTCTTTATTCCATATGATTAAACTTTTATCTTTTTCCATCACGCTTCCTCCAGTTCCAATCCAACATATTCAGCTTTTTTAAACCACTTATCAAAATCTGGATGTATCCCAGTGATACATCTACTATTTCCTAAGGCCTGACGTTTTGTTCGATAATAAACGAGCCCATCAAGTCCCATGCCTAAACAATATCTATATTGTTCCCCTTTCTTCCACCAACCGACTTTATAATTCATTGCTATTTTCCTCCTGTTCCGAATACTGTTTTAAATACTCACTTACCAATTCCATTTTTTGTTGATTGTTTAAACTTTGGTAAGCTGCCTCCAAACAACTTAATGGTGAATCAGGAAAATACTTACTTGGTGTGCCATTCAAAAACAAGTCGGATATCGACTCTAGCGGATCATTCGTTTCACATTCATTTTCTTTCATCCAAATGATCAAGTTTTGCTGATTCTCGTTGAGTTTCGGTTGCTTAAAATTCTTGATAATCTCAAGCACATCATAGGCAGTCATGTTGCCTTCTTCTATCATGTCGTTACCTAACTGGCGCTCAATCTCCTTTACTAATTCGCTCATCCTTCTGCCACCTCTTCCGCTTGCGCCATCGCCATTAGTGATCCTACTAATGCATTAAATCCGTTTTGAGAAAATTCCATTTTAATAGTTTGGACTTTTCTTTTTCTAGTTGGAAATGCTCTTACCATCACTTGAAAATTACCATTTTGCAATCTCTCGACATTAATCACTTTTTCCAAATACCCACTTTCAGGTAACGCTGTATTTTCTATATTCATCCTTCCATCACCTCTTCCACTGGCACAGCAAACGCCCAGTATCTCTCGTCGATTGTTTTGATTTCTTGTTCCGTGAATTTCATATCGTCGAAGTCATTATTATCGGCTAATTCAACTCCATTACGAGTTTTCATTAGATAAGCTTCTCCAATGCCTGCTGACGCAGTTATCTCTGGAAAATAAACATAATACAATGGCTCTTGCTCGACCTCGTAGCCATAATCAATAGCGTTAGATAGTTTTACTTCATTTCCATCTTTTTCAAGCCAACGTCGAACTTTTTCATTAAGCGTGAGTAGCCCTCTTCTTTGGTGATAGTCTATACCTATAAACATCATAAATCTTGCGCCTGATTCAAAATGGTATGAAACTAATTGCTTACGCATCTTTTCTAACCATTCCGCCACAAACTTAGGCACCACTGGCTTCTGCGGTTCGTCTAGTTGTTGGATTAGTTCTAATGCGTGTTCTAAACCCGCATATTTTCCATCATGAAAAGCAGTTATACCTTTAAAGTCTTCCATGCTACCTACAAGGCTTGCTAGTTTATCAATTAATTCCTGTTTATTCATCTTGTTCCCTCATTTCGCAAAGTTTGTTGTAAAACTCTTGCGCTTCATCTAGCTTAGCGAATATTCGATATAGCTGATTTGCGTAGTATGGCTTTTCAATTCTAGTAATACAAATGCTCACTTGATAGACTTCGCCATCTTCGACAGATAACAACATTGCCTCAGTCTCGCGACCGAGACTTTTCTTCTGTAGTATTTTTAAATTCATCGCTGTTCCTCCTTCACAATCTCTTTGCTATATCTGCAATCACTGGAACCGTCACACTATTTCCAGCTTGCTTGTATAGTTGACTATCGCTGTTTACTTGTTTTGCTCGATCAAATGCCCAATCTGGGAAACCTTGCAGACGCCAACATTCACGAGGTGTTAATTTGCGAATCTGATAATCAATCCAAATTTTTGGCTCTTGACCTCCACCTTGCATAGTTGATAACGTGGGAGCTATTCCTCCAGAATTGTATACTCTTGAATTTTGATCATGATTTCCCGGTAATTTCCCAGCAACCATTATTCCGTGTCTATCCTGTGCTGTTAGAGTAAACATTTCATCACCGTCATTTTTAAATCTTCTGCCGTTTTGCCTTTTTTCTAAGCGATCAGGCGTAAGTACTGGTATTGCTACTTGTTTCTGCTGTTTACTTTCAATGACGTACGATCCGACTCCTGATGCGTCTCCATATCTTGCCGTGATTATATTGACTGAACTTTGTTGTCTTTGTAACTCAACAAGCGGTTCGTCATTTCCTGAGAAAGGAAATACTTTTCTGGTACGTTCTCCTCTAAGATGTCCGATAATGAATACTCGCTCCCGGTTCTGTGGAACGTAGTCTTTAGAGTTAAGCACTTGCCATTCCACATCATACCCGAGTTCATCCAAAGCTCTGATAATCGTCTCGAACGTAGCCCCTCCTTCGTGATTGAGGAGTCCTTTGACGTTCTCAAGGAATAGATAGCGTGGTCTGAGAATAGATGCGAACCTTGCAATTTCAAAGAAGAGAGTTCCTCTAGTATCTTCGAAACCTTTTCGCTTTCCTGCAATTGAGAAAGCTTGGCACGGAAATCCGCCACAGATAACATCGACACTTCCGATTCCTCGAACAAACTCATCTGATACTGTTGTGATGTCATGCATTTCCACCTCTCCTTCTGTATCATGTATCGCTTTGTAACTAGCTCTTGCGAATTTATCGATCTCGCAGAAGCCTATGCATTCATGTCCAGCGAATTCCATACCTAATCGAAATCCGCCGATGCCTGCGAATAAGTCTAAAAATCTCATTTCTTCACTTCTTCCAACAACTCTGGATTCTCGTATATATTTCCGATGACTTCATGGTTAGTTGCTTCTGCATATGATTCCCCAGTATTTCTATGACCTAATCTGTAATCACTTTTCTTTAATACAACTACAAAGCCAGCTTCTTGTTGCAGATAAGTTACATAGCCGGTTAATCCATTTGAGTTTTTTATAATATCCCTCTCAAAAATCTCTACACCGTTCTTGTCTTTCAGTCCTGTGGATTGCATAACAACGCAATCTCGCATATTCAACGGAAATTCGTCTTCAAAACTACGCCAATTATGGAACCATTTACCATCACAAAAAACTAATTCTTGTTCATCAAACCAAAATCCTGTCTTTATATTTAATGCTCTAAACTTCGGTATCATTTCTCTTCCTCCATACTCTCAAAAATAACAATAGCTTTTTCTATGCCTTTTCGTTCTTCGCCAGTAGCGCATGCGTATAGATAGCTTCTTAATCGACGAATGGCTTTACTGATCGATATTCGTTTCATTTGCTAATCTCCTTAGTAGTCAAAATCATCGGCTCTGGCATAATCTGATCATCTTTCAAAAATTCATTTGAGTAATGCTTTCGTAGCTTTTTGTTATTGGTAAATGTTTTCAGCAACCACTGACTTGCTTCGCTTTTATTCTTGCCAGTGAAATAAATTTTTCCAGTTCGTATTCCTGCAACTTGAATCATCTTGTTCACCTCAAATCATTTTTTCGTTGATTAAATGGATCAGCAACAAACTGACATCAATAATCTTTTGATCCATTATTTCAGCGACTACACTTGGTTTCACTCCTTGAGAAAAGAGCAAGCGGGCGTGCTCTATCTCTTCATCCGTCCACGTGAATTTTGCATTCTCAAGGATGATATTGTATTCTTTCAAACGCATTATTCTTCAGGGAAAATGATGTCATCTTTTGATTTGGACCAGCTATCCGCAAATGGCGCAAAGTGTTGTCTAGCTAATTCGATTTGATCGATTAAAGCAGTCTCAGACAATTCATGATCAGCTGCAATTTCATTCAGGTTGTCGCCTTCCTCCAAACGAATTAGAACGTCTCTAATATTCACAGTTACATTCTCAGGTAGTTGCAGGGTTGTAGCCTTTTTAATAAATTCATCGATTGTTTCTTTTGAAACAAGAATTTTCACGTTTTCAACTTCTTCTACATCGTCACCCACATCGAGAGAAGTTTGTTCTTCTTTTTTGATTTCAGTTGTACCGTCTGCATGAACAACGTACTCAATATTAGGCTTCTTCGTTTGCTTATTTACTGGCACAGTGTATTCGATTGTTTCTGGTTGGATCACAACAGTCACAGTTGATCCAAGAAACTCAGTTAGATTTTCAGTACTGCCTCTCAATGATCCGTTGCTTACCACTAATAAAACTTCTGTATTCCCATTTGATTTTGATGTCACTTTCTTTAATTCTGGTCTGAAATTCACTTGTTTTGTCATTTTATTTTCCTGCTTTCTTTGATATGATTTTTATTAAGGAGTTGAAATTATATGACTAGTGAAAAAATAGTTAAGATGGAAATTTTTTTTCGTAATACTAAATGCAAGATTCATGATTCTAAGCTTTTTTCCAAGTTCTTCAATAAACAAACAGATTCATTGAAAACAAATAGATTCCTAAAAAGAGTGGCTAATGGGGTATACAATCAAGATAAGAAAACTGGGAAAGCTTACATGCATCTAGATGACGATCCATCTATTGTTGAACTGGCAATTAGAAAAGGTTATGTCCGAGGAATTGAAGTTGATCCATCAGCATACAACTGTGTAGGAGAACTAATAGTGACTTCTCCGTCAGTTACGGAAGAAGGGGAACATTTCCTAAGAAATCATAGCTTCTTTACTAGACATCCTTTTTTCGAAAAAATTGTAATTGCATCAGTATCGTCTATCATTACTATATTGATAGGACACTTTTCAAAATAATTTATACTTTTAGAAGCTTTTTATTGGAGCTTCTTTCTTCTTCGTTCAGTTTGTCTTTTCCGTTGCTGTCTTGCCGATTCAAAACAGTCGACTTCGATAAACTTATTTAATTTCGAGTCAAACTTTACAAAGATGACTGGAAAACCATAGCGATGCGCAAACATCTTCATTTTCAACATAGAGATTGCATCTTGATAACCTTTGACATCAATCACTTTTTTCACATGACCGTTCTCGTAAATTACGAAATCAGCTCTATAATGGATTGGTGCGATCTTACGACCATTACACAGAAATCCTTCTTGAAGCAATACATTCTCTTGCATCGAGCAATAAGTTTCTGATAGGGGCATAAAACTCATACCGTTTCGTTTTAACTTCATGTAATAACGTGCTTCTGCTTTTGAATCAAACATGATACCGTCTACTTCGTGTTTTTTGTTTCCGTATTTGCTTCTTGTTGCCATTGGCTATGCTCCTTTTTTAATCTGGCGATGCGGTCTTTCACTTTCTCACCATTCCTATTACAAGCTGGACAAGGTTCGCAAGTTGACCAACCAAGCGATGTCTTGTACCAAATCATCAGTTCATCATTACATCTTAAACAAGTCATTTTGCACCTCTCATCCAATCTTGATTGTTTTTCTTTGGTGTCACTTCTTTCTGGGCAACTACGACTTTAGTTTTTGCATGCTTCCGCTCAGGCTTAAACGTCTTGAATATTTCGCCACCACATGTTCTCGCAACTAGTTCAGCAGCTTCGTAACTCTCGTGGTGATGTGCTTGCTCTGCTGAAATGACACCTTTTCCATTTTTGTCTAAGTAACACATTTTCTTTACTACAAATGTCACACTGGATTCCTCCTCTTATCCTCGGTATTTTTGAATACTGCAATGTTGCCTTTCGTCCCATTCATCACACGAGAGAATACACGCTCGCCGTAGGCATGTTTTAATTGTTTCGACGATAAATTAGTTGTGAAGATGGTAGCTTTGCTTAAACGAGCTTCTGTGAGCGATGTAAGCACATCGACATCATAAGAAGTTGCCTGATTGTTTTCTTCCATTCGCCCGAGTTCAGCGCCTAAATCATCAATCACAACAAAATCCGATTTTTTTATTTCAGCCATCAATGAACCTGTAATTGCTTTTCTTGCTTCTGGATCATTCATCGCAAACTTTAATTGTTCTAATAGTTCTCGATAGCTGATAAACGAACAAGATATTTTGTAATTTGATTTTTTCATCACTTCTTGAATCACTGCAGCACCTAAATGTGTTTTACCCGAACCAGGTCTGCCAGTAATCACTGCGTGGATTGTGCTACCGTCTACAATTTTTGTAGCCCATTCTTGAGCCATCTGTTTCGCTTGAAAGGTTTCAGCATCAATAGTTTTGTAATTATCGAAATTAAAGGTCCAAATGGCATCGTCCGTAATCATTGAGCTATTCAACATTCGATTGATTGCATCTTTCTTTCTAGCTTCATTTGCTTTCAAAATAGCTTGTTTCTGATTCTTCGAAACCATTTCCCGATAGCCACAAGATTTGTTAATGCAAGTCGGTCCACATCGATCCGTGCCATCTTTGTTCTTCGCTTTCCAAACATATAAAGAATCACTGCAGTTGGGGCATTTGGATTCTGTGATAGTTAGTCCACCATATTGCGCTGCCATTGCGCTTAGTTTTTTATCCATTACCATTCCTCACCTGTTTCTGGTAACTCATCATTAGAAATATTTTGTTGCTTACGTTTATTTTTTTGTGCTGTCATTTTGTCGAAATGTTTTCGTAGACTAGTAGGTGATTGAACCACAGTTGACCAGAAATCATCGCTTGTAGCCCAAACAATCATGTCTTGAACTTCTTTTCCGGTACGCTTATCCGATTCAATAGTCAAACGAATTGTATTTGCCCATTTATCCAAATCAGGTTCTTTGATGTTTTGATTTTTTCGAATAAGTTTTAATAAAAGAATCGCTAATTTTTTATTTGGATCATCGTCTGCATACACTCGTGACTTTCGAGTGTTGCGAGGATTATTATTCTTATCATTCTTTTCATTCTTATCATTCTTATCATTCTTGTTTGTTGTCATTGGCTTGTCACTTGATTGTCCGTCGCTTGTCATTGGCTTGTCACTCGACTGATAGTCAGACCAATTTTTTATTGTTATAACGCTGTATCTAGCGTTCGATTGGATTGTCAATAATTCTTCACTTTCAAATCTCTTAAGCCATCTCCATAGTGTTCGCCATGCAATTGCTTTGTCACGCGGCACTCCTTCGTTGTATTCTTTTGCTATTGCGTGGGCGCCTGTAACGAATTGTCCGCTTGTCAGCCGTACTTCTTGACCGTTAAATAAAAATTTTCTATCTTCATGACTAGCCTTCATTAAACACAGTATCCATAGCTTGAACATATCGGAATTGGTCCAAACGAATGAACTAGTCACTTTACGATATAACTTGATGTATCCTAGATTCATTCGCAAAGCACCTCCGTTTAAAGATCGTCCATGCTAGTGAATCCAGTAATTGAAAGATTACCTCGACAATACTCGCACGTACCACAAGGTATCGGTCTTTCTTCGCCATTTTTCACTTTGACAATTCTTTCAATATTTTCTTTCAGCATGATTAACTCGTAACTCATCTTGTCTTGATCAATCGTTATCAACCTAGCTTCACTAGGCGTTTGCTTCGATACCGCTGCAATGATTGGTGTGAATGTCTTTCCGTATTGCTGTAAAAGAAGCTCTTGATAGATTGCCATTTGAAGCGCATATCCAAAGTTAACGATAAACGTTTCTCTTGATCCGTAATTTTCGTTCCACTTGCGTTCATGCATATCCTTCGTTGTTTTGATATCAACGAAATACCCTTCTTCGACATTCAGACAATCGATTTTACCTTTCCATGTCGTCCCAAATAATTCGCCAGTTACAATTGTTTCTTTCTCGCCTTGATAAATATTTATGAACGCTTCTTCTTGTTTCAATCGCTCAATCATTTGTTCAGCGATCTGGAAATCTTTCAATAGTCCAAAAGGCTTGCGACTAGAAAACATCTTTGATTTATTTTCTTCTTTGAATGCTTCGTGTACCTCTTTTGATTCAAAATACGAATGCACGTAATTCCCAACTAACAAAGCTTTAGGATCAAATATCGGTTGCCAATCGCCTTTGAGTTTTGCTAATGCCGCCGCTTCGCAATTCAAAAACAATTTATATTGTGATGTTGACATATACTGCCAGTCAGCTTCATTTGAATAGTAATTCTCATCAGAAAGGATAGTCATCGTCATCGAAGTCAGCCACATCGTCTACACCTTCCTCGCGTCCGAAATTTGGAACATCTAATAATTCTTCTTGAATTGGTTCGTTAACTGCTTCTTTTATGATTGGATGAGCTTGTTCGATTTCTGGATAACCAGGTACGTTCGCAATACGAGTGTTTTCATCTTGGAAATCGGCAGGGATCACGACGTCTTCTGCTTCTCTTTGAATTGGTTCAACCTTTTTGTTAGAGAATAGCTTCTCTTCAAGCGCTACAACTTGTTTTGGCTGTGGTGTAACATCTTTACGTTCATCATCAAACTCGTTTTCTAAAGTGTCTTTTGCTGCTTGAACTAATAAATCATTGTCGTTACTTGTGTTGATCAATGATTTAGCTGCTCGATTGATTACCGTTCGTTTAGCCATCTCCTCCGGAAATTCTTTTTGAGGTCCTGAACCTTTCATTTTAGATTTCGCCCAACTTTGATCGATTTGTTTTTTCGTCATGACTGTCGTAATTTCTTTGCCATTCGCTAACTTGATAACTACATAAGCCGCAACAATTTCATTGTCTAAATTCTCGAATTTCGTTTCGTGTTTAGTGACAACCATGTTTGGTCCATTCATGCCAACTTGAAAATCATCACCTTGTCGCACTACTACAGGCGTAATATCAGCTCCGCCAGTCACACGGTCAAGAACTGCCATAGTTCCAAAATACGAACGCATCAGCTGAACCTTGTTTCCATATTTGATGAAATAGCATTGTTTTTTCGCCGGAGATAACCCTTGAATGACCATATCTAGAAGCGCATTAGAAATCGATGTTTTCATTTCCTGATTAGTTGCCGCCATCTGTAACAGATTTCCGCCTGTATTATTTGTCAGTTCAAAAAAAGCACTCTTCAAAGCATTTTGTGGACTATATCCTGGTGGCATTTCTAAGCCTTGTTCTCGAAGCCTTTCTAGGTTTCCAATCACCTGTTCATCTAGTGAGCGTTGTGTCGTTTGTGTTAAATCATTTGCCATATTTATTTCCCTCCCAGTTCAATTTTTGGAAAATGTTGTTGAACGTATTCTAGAATGTCCTCTTCTTGTACATAGCCATCTTCAGTTAAATAGCAGACATCGCCTTGATGCAAAGGATTGTCTTGCCAATCTGTGGCTACTGCCTTAGCTGTTAATGGTTGTTGCCTTGCACCTAATGAATCAAAATCATTCATATTTTTCACCAGAGTAATAGATCATTTTTCTTAGATCATTTTCAAGTTCTTCAATACGTTTCTCCACTGATTCGACAACAAGCTTCCTTATTTCTTCTTGAATATCTTTGATTCCTAAGTCGCCTTCAAGCCGAACTTTGTGCCATCTACTTTGCATTTCATCTTGAAAAAAAGATCTTCCTAAATATTGTGTTGGAATACCGACTTCAATATCAGTCATCAGCTCATTAAGGTTGTTCAGTGCCGGCGACTTAAAACTGATAAGTAGGTCTTCTGCTTCGTTGATTTGATCAATAATATGCTCCATTTTTAAAATTTGTTTTTTGGCTACGTCCTTAGCACTCATTTACTTACCTCCTAAAATTCCCAAAATAGTTTCAACGTGTCCTTCTCTTGTTCAATGCTAGAAATGCCTTCTGTTTCCAATGCTGCTAAAAATGAAGGTGTTAGTCCTTTTGAGCAGATCGTGCAACTCGTTTGACCATAACTTGCAGCAGTCATAATCTTTTCTTGTATATCTCGTTGAGCTTTGTTCATCATTGCTTCGAAGACTTCATCGCCTAAACCTTTAACGGAGATCATTTGCGGACACCTCTTATTTCTTTAGCTAGTTCCTCGAAAAAGCCGATAAAATCATCAAATATTTTTTCTGCATCCTCGTCAGTCATTTCTTGTTCAATGCCGAATTTCTCACAAAGATTTCGATGTCCCGTACAATCGCAATCGCTCTGTTGCAGTACTTTTTCCATTTGTTTGTATTGTTCTAGAACTCCTATACCTGTCAACAATTCGTGACCACCTTGGGCGATAGCTATGTTTCCTTCTGAATCTACGATGCTTAGTGACATACCTGCATTTTCTGTTTTTAGCTCATCTACTAACTCTTTAATTAAATTTTTGATTTTTTCATTCATTGTGATAAACTCTCCTTGTAATTAGTATTTTTCAGGACACGATCATGCTTGCCGGCGGTCGTGTCTTTTTTTAGTGTGTGCATCAAATCATCACTTTCTATAAAATGGCAAAAATAACTGACAATAAAATGACATTTAAAACTAAACTGATATAGCAAAGTGCTTGTAATTGACGCACTCGATGGACTGGATGCTTTTTTTCAGTTAGTGCGGCTAAGAGTATTTTGTCGTTTGATCGTTCTGTAAATGACTTTCTTATTGGCATTATTCAGCCCTCCTAATCTTTTAGAATTTCAGAGAAATTTACTTCTAAAAATTCTCTCGTTTTACTTGCTAAAAATAAATAGTTTCCACCAACGCCTTTGGGATATTGAACAAAACCGCCATAATTTACATCTAAAACTTTGCGAAATTTCGGAACATATAAAACATTTTGTTTAAACCACTCTGAACTTCGATTGATTTTTTTTAGAACATCTTTTAAAGACCACCAAACACCAATCTCTGCTTGATCAAGCAGTTCCTCATAATCAAATTTTGATATAACAACGTAATCTTCAGGAATTGGAATTTTTGCGTTTAAATGTTGCATGATCTCACTTCCTTTATTTTTCCTTCCAGACTCCATACTTAATGGAGAAATCCTTCACTACAGACAAATAGATTTGTTTTAATTTCTTATCACTATCAATCACATCTAGTTTGTTTGTCTTATCTCGTTTAGATTTTGAAACACCTTCACCAGCCATACGGTTACGTAAATTGGTTAATCTAGTTTTGAGTGATACCCCAGCTCTACGATCAACTTCTTCATAAATTGCTGTTTGGATTTCTTGGTAAGCTCCGTATCCGCCTTGCGCCTGTGCCATTTTGTTTATCAAGGCACGACAGTCGCTACGCCAATCAGTTGTATTCAACGCCACTATTTCAGTGATATTCTCCATTTGAGTTGCTAAACGCTTTGTCTCTAACTCTTGTTTAGCTACTGCGTTAAATATTCCTTGGAACATTTGAAGTTCTGGACTTAGCTTTGAAGTATCAAGTTGTTTCTGCTTATATACTTTTTCTACTTGAATAAAGTATCGGCGTGCCTGTTTGCCTTTTTCTGATCGTTGAATCATAGAAATTTCTTTTGCCATGTCGAGCTTCATTGCGTGATCAATTGTTTCTTGTTTGTTTTTAGGGTGGACAAAAATGTCCGGGGTATAATCGATTCCTTGTTCGAAACCGTATTCCGTCATTCTTGGAAACCATTTTCTATATGGAGTTTCTACTTCCAAAAATTCATGTAGCTCTCTACCACTTACTAACTGTTCATCGTTCTCGTTTGTTGTTACTTCAATTAATTCTTTCATTTGTTCACTCCTTCAAAAACGAATAAAGTAGTTTCGTTATTGGTTATTTTAATTTAAATTTTACGTTTTCTTTCTAAAATAACTAGTAAACTCGTTTTTAGTTCCAAAAAAAATATCAGAAATATTAACGTAATAAATACTCGGGATCATCTGTACATATTTTTGTTTCATTTTATTTGAATCCTTCTCCCAACTAGCTAAAGTTTGGTAATTAACACTGAATTTCTCAGCAGCTTCTTTTTGAGATAGGCCAGCTAACACTCGGGCCGCTTCTAGTGAGATTCTTTTACTCAATTCATAACCCCCTTTCGTTAACCAAATGATAAACGAGTTTACTCGTTTTGTAAAGTTTTAAATTCGTTTTTTTAATTAAAAAACGAGGTTATTTAAATGTTTATTCGTTGAAAATAACGAGAATATTCGTTATAATCGCATTAACACCAATATTGAAAGGAGTTAATAATTCATGGGAAGACCAACATTAAATAACTTCGAAAAAAAATTACGTGAAGATATATCAAACAATCTTAAAAGAATTACTAAAGGTAAGACTCAGGCACAAATTTCTGAGATTACCGGAATTCCAACTTCTACAATTTCTGGGTATTTTGCAAAAAGATCAACAATCAAAGAAGAAAATTTAATTAAAATTGCCAAGGCATTTAACGTTGATAAATCCGATATTGATCCAAGATATTCGAGAGAATACAATTATTTAAATTTAAAAAAAGAGGTGCTTGACGGATTACAAGAGAACAACGAAAATTTTGTCTCTGAAAAATTTGAAGAGTTAGCCAAAAAAGCAAATGAAACAGGGATGAACTTGACCCGAACCAAGACGGACAGAGGAAAACTCATGTCAATTCTTTCGAGTGATATCCAAGAGTACAACTTTTTTGATACATCAGTTGCTGCGGGAGTTCCCACTTCTGTAGAAGCGTTTGATAAAGATTATATTGAACAAATTGCAATTCCTGACTGCGCTATGGGCAAGTACGCTGGATACCAAGAAATTTTCTTTACAAAAATAAACGGAGATTCAATGAATAACGTAATACCAAACGGTTCGTTGATAGCTGTTAAAAAAATAAATAGTTGTGAAGAGTTAAAGGATGAGGATATAGTTGTTTTTAGTAATGATAATGAGTTCTCTGTCAAAAGATACATTAACGATGAACAGAATAAACGAATAATCTTCAGACCGGATTCAGATAACATCTCATTTACTGATATAGTAGTGAATTATGAAGATACAAAAACTTTGCAGATTTATGGAAAAGTTGTTGTTTATATTGTTCATATGTAGCAAAGAAAAAAAGCCCGTGCTGCAACACGGACTAAAGATCTCATTTCTAAGATCATACAAATAAATTATATCAAAGAAATGAGGGTTCAAATGAAAAAAAGGATTTTATTAGGATTAATTTTCATAATCGGACTAGTTTTAAGTGGTTGCGATAACACAACAAGTCTTACTGATTCACATTCGCAAAAAACAATTGATAGCTTAAAAGCAGAAAATGAAGAAATTAAAGCGAAATTGTCATCCCAGTCAACTAATACTGAAGAGAGTAGCAAACTTGCTGACGATACTTTCAAAGAGAAAACGTTACCTGTCGTTGGCATTCTAGAATATACAATCTCTTCCATAAAAACAGAACAAGTCAGAAATAACCAAAATAATTTTACAAATGCTGAATATAATTTTAGTAGAATAAAAGATTTTCCAGAAACATATTATCGTACAACGATTTCTTACAAACTTAAAAATACAGCGACTTTACCGTTTAATTTGTCTACTTATCAAGCTTCGTTGATAGATGGAGATGGTATGGAATACAGTAGAAATGGGACATATTACTTATATGACGAAAACTCCAATTCTCTTGTCCAGCCAGAAACAACAACATCCGGAACTTTTTATTTATTATCTGAAAATAAACCAAATTTAGATACATTTAAACTTAATGTATCTAACCAATCCACTGACGACTACACAGTTGGACCAATAGGGGAAGCTGGAACAACAGAATATAAATAAAAAAACACGCCCCTCTCCCCGACCAAAGTTTGAGTGACGTGTATAAAAATAAATCCTAAATCAATAGGCTTCTTTACATGTCTATTTTATCAGAGAAAGCGAGCTGATTCAATTATGGCAAGATTTGTAAAACGTGGAAATACTTGGCAATATGAAATTTCATATAAAAATAAAGATGGGAAATTCAAAAAAATGCGGAGGTCTGGTTTCAGGACCAAAAGTGATGCAAAAGCAGAAGCTACTGAGATAGAAAGTCAACTTAACAAAGGATATAATCCGGAGAAAAAAAATACAACTATTTACGAGTATTACGAGAATTGGATCCAACTGTATAAAAAAGGATCAGTATCAGACGTTACATATCGTCGTTATCTGGATAACTTATCAAACATTAAAAAGTACATGCCCTTTGATACTTTGGCAGATATGACTAAACAAAAATATCAAGAAGTATTAAATGAATTTGCTAAAACACACGCAAAGGCAACTACAAAAAGATTCCACACTCACGTGAGATCTGCAATACTTGATGCTTTAGATGAAAAAATTATTTTTACTGATTTCACACGTAATCCAGTGATCAAGGGAGAAAAAGAAGGAAAGAAAGAAGAAGAAAAGTATTTAAACTACGAAGATTTTAAGCGTCTCATGAAAGCCGCTGAGAGCCGATTAGACGAGAGATACACATCTCCCTACTTAATTCTCGTGGGTGGAGCTACGGGAGCTAGATTCGCAGAATTGTTGGGTCTGACGTGGGATGACATTGATTTTGACAGTCAAACAATAAATATTAATAAAACTTGGCTACTAAATAAAGGTTTTGGTCCCACTAAAAATAAATCATCCGTGCGAGTAATTGACATTGATACACACACAACTGGAATACTTATGAAGTATGAAAAACAACAAATTGAATTGTTAAAAAGAATGGGAATTAAAAATAGTGATAATCTTGTTTTCTACAATCCTTTAAATGGAATGATTACGTCCAACGCTGTAAATAAAACACTGAAAAAAATTCAACATCAATTATCCATTGAACCCGCTATCACCTTCCATGGACTTCGCCACACAAACGCTTCTGTGTTACTTTACGAAGGAATTGATTTATTATATGTATCGGAACATTTAGGGCACAAAGACATCTCAATCACACAAGAAGTTTATTCCCATGTGTTGGATGAATTGAAGCAAAAGAATAAACCTAAAGTGTCTGCTGTACTTTCTTCTATTTACAACTAAATAATAGTCATTTGGCACAAATTTGGCACAAATACAAAGAAAAACCTCTAGAAATCAACATTTCCAGAGGTTTTTTTACGTCACAGGAGGGATTCGAACCCCCGACCGTCCGCTTAGAAGGCGGATGCTCTATCCAGCTGAGCTACTATGACAGCTTTAGCGGAACAAAAATAATTATAGATAAATTGAAAGCTTATGTCAATACAAAATAGTTATTTTATGAAACAAAAATTTTTATCGTACTTTTTTCTTACAGTTTTTACTGTAAAAATACAGCCACGATTTTCATATTATAATTTTTTGCTACGATCGACTTGTCATTTTATCATGGAACATGAAAGTCTGTTTCGTCCAACATAGTAAGGCAGAACTTGATTGGATAGATTCCCTACTTTCAACTTCTGCCTTGCTATCAATGAAATTGACTTAGCTACTCGCTTAGCTTAGCTAGCATTCTTTTGAATCTTTACTAAAAAATCTGGCAATTATAAGTCGATTGTTTCTGCCTCTTTCGTGATCAAAATCACACCATCACCCAAAGGTAACAACGTAGAGGTCAAATCCGGATGTTCCATAACCACGCGTAGAAATTCATTCAATTTACGATGGATCGCTCGTTTTCCTCTTGGGATCTCTTCATCTGACAGAAGAATCGTCCCTCCTTGAAAAATATCATCAACCATCAAGACGCCGCCTTTTTTCAATACACGAAGGCATTCAGGCAAGAATTCGATATATTTTGATTTTGCACTATCCATAAATATAAAGTCATACGGACCTGTCAATGTTGGCAAAATATCAGCCGCTTGGCCTTCTAATAATGTCACTCGATCCGTCATCTCTAAACGCTCATACGTTGCTTTCGCTTTTCTGATCATCACGTCAAAGCGATCGATCGTCGTCACATGACCTTCTTTTCCAATGACTTGTGCCATCAGACTAGAGGAAAAACCAATCGCAGCTCCAATTTCAAGTACTTCTTTTGGTTTGATCTGTCCTAATAAAAACTGCAAAAAGACGACCGTCTCATGAGGAATGATCGGCACTTCCGCCGCATGTGCTTCCTCTTCAACTTTCCCCAATTCTCCAGTTAACTGTTTTTGTTTTGTCCGCATAAAATCCAATAACTCTTCTTTTACAACGGGACGATGCATCATTTCATTACGCAT